TGAAGATCAACGTGTAGCTTTGTTTCACCAGAGTCTGTGCCATCTGTCAGCTTCAACTCAGGTGTTCCAGAACCAGCACTGGTAACGAGAACTTGCATCAGGCGACAACGTCCAATGGACGCTGCCCCTGTTGCTGTAACGCGAGTGGTTTTTACATCAGAACCAGCCATTACAGTCTCCTATCTTACGAATCAGCGAAAGGAGTAGCTACAGTTCCTGAACCAATCAAAATGCCCTGGACTAAATACTCAGCCGTGGCGAGTGCAGTAACTTCAACATACGAGTTTGCATCGCCACCAGTGGTGCTACCGTTCATTGAAATCACATCGTTAGTTGCGGCAGGAATGAAAAACTTCACTGTGCCATTGGTAACAGCCACCGCTACAGAACCAACAAATTTATCTGTGCCATCTGTTTTGATGTCGAGATCAGTTGCATCTGTGCCGACGAAGAAACGGTACGTTGCACCAATCTCTGCTGTCTTAATACTAGGCAGTGTAACTGCACCATCTGCGTCATTGACTTCGATGACACGACCCGCGTGTGTGTCAAATGTGAGAGTAGTTTCGGCTGTGATGTTAATCACAGAACCAGAGCCAGCTTGAATGATTCCGTTGTTAGAAATCACTGGACCTGAAAAAGTTGTTTTACCCATATCAATCTCCTGTCAGGGCTACGTCGATCACACCATGTGATCGTCAGGAATACAAAAACAGTAACGTAAATTTAGGCAAAAAGAAAGGGCGGGATTATTCCCGCCCTCTCCGTTTCCAACAACCGTTTACTTACGCACCCGGTGAACCGAACACACAACGTGGGTCACTGAAGCCGAAGCTATAACGCTCACGGGCTTTGTAACGCATGTTACCTGTGTCGAAATCTGGCTCCATCGCAGTGGTGAGAGCCAAACGCTCGAAGTGCTTGAAGCCATTCGGAGCGTCAGTTTTGATGAAGAATGCATCTGTATCAGTCAGGTAGTCATTGACTACATAACCTTCAGGCAACAAGCCCATGCTACGGATAGCATTCGTATCATTGTCGGCAGTACCAACGCGGAGGTTAGAAACCATCAGACGTTCAGCAACAAACTGTAGCTGACGCGGAATGATCAGTTTCGAGCCTTTCAGCGCGATGATAAGGCCACGCTCATCAACAAAACCAGCAATGCTGATTAGAGCATCTTCAAGAGAAGTCTCGTTCAAATCAGCGGCAGTGCTGGGCTCGTTTGCAAACGTGCTGCCATTTGTTAGTGGGTGATCAGTTGCACAAAGCTCTTTGCCGTCACCGCCTTTGAAAGACGAGTTGAAAGCGTTGTTGAGAATTGAGGCAGCTTTCACCTGTTTGGTATGTGCCATTGCACGAGCCAAACCACGGGTGTAACGCGAGGAAAGACGATCATACAGATTGTCTTCCACAGCTTCTTCCGTGATGGAGAAGCCGAGAGCTACCGTCTCGTGGTTGTAGCGCGAAGTGTAAGCTTCTTGTGCGTCGTCAAACGCCAAGGCTGAACCTTCCTGTTTGGTAGGTGCAGCACCGAAGCCTGACAGCATAACTTCTTCTTCGAAAGCACGGTCAGATGTTTCCGTGTCGAAGATTTCAGAATGCTGGCCTTCATACCGATTATATTCCATCCCGAACAAGGCGTTAAGGCCGGGCTCGAGTTCTTTAGCAAGTTGTGATCTAGAAATCGCCATGACCTAGCTCCTTATACGCCTGTGGTTGAGACAGTACCACCAGCAATCGCACCATTCGGTGAATTGAAGTGGTTGTTCAACCGGACTACTACGCCAATCCCACTTGCGCCAAAGTCGGCGTTCGCGGGATCATCAACGATCCCCATAATCCGAAGATTAAGGTTAGCAGTTGTGTTGATTGTGCTAACTCCCAACGCTGCCGAAGACATGCCAGTAGTAGTGCTACCGCTTGTACCGGAAGAGAAGTTGGCGTTCGCAAACACATGAGTACGAGCAGTAGCTTCATCTGTAAGCGATGCGTCAGACGCAATTATAAACAACTGTGAGGGATCATCATAAACGAAGGCTTTGACAGGGAAGTTACTGTCTGCACCCGACCCAGGGTAAAAATTTGAGAACACTGTCTCACCAGTGGTAGAGGACACATATTCACAACCATAAAATGCACCAACCAGACCTACAGTGCCTCCAGCGGCAGCACCGACAATGTCGATGACACCCGCTGCAAGAGGGATAACCGGAGAACCTTGATAGATAGCATTAGAGTTGGAAGCGGCAATGCGATACTCAGTAGCACCAGTTGAGTTTACGTTCTGACCCATTTTTCCATAGGGACGTAAGCCAAATGCACCATTGATATTAGCCATTTTACTAACTCCAAATTATCGGAGACTACTTTTTTTCGCCCCCGAAGGTTACACGAGATTGCCTATCACTTGTGATGGGCATTGAGGGATGCTGTTCCCTCATCAAGTTTTCATCCACGGCTTTCATTTGATTGCGGGTCTGGTCCCGAAAATATTCAGTTCTTTCATCAACCGTTTCGACAGGCATACGGCAAAGTATTAACCCACCGTTTCCTATCACACCCTGGTATTTACCGTCTTCTACGGTAGGAGCTTCGAAATCAGGATACTCGTCAGCCCGGACAGGTTCCCAACCTTCGCGCAATCTTGCGTGTAGATTGGTTTTATCGTCCTCGCCTCGAATGGCGGTCCGAACCCAACGGTGTACAAAACCTTCGGGTGCGGGTGGAGCTTCTAGCATACTGGGCGGAGCCCAAGGTTTCCTGCGCGCAGTGTTTTCGCGTGTCTGCGTCTCACGGGGTGTACGTTTTTTAGTCTCTGTCATGTCCTTACTCCTTCACATACTTTGCGTACTCTTCGAGCGGAACGCCAAGTTTCCTAGCAATCGCTACCTGTGAATCGGTAAGCTTGACAGTCCTGCGCCCCTTTTTCGATGAACGAGAAGAAGATGAATCAGCAGAGGCGACTCTGGCTCTTGTCTTCTCTTTCGGTGCTTCAAACTTGGTAGGGAAATCAGCACGAAGTCGTTTATCAAGTTCACTATAGTAATCATCCGAGGATGCGTCAAACCCTTCCTCTTCGACAAGTCTCCTGTGAATACCAAATGCGGCATATGTCATAGACTCATCTTCACCAAACCAAGGGTTCTTATCCGCCCAGGCTTGCGCCTTGGGGTCAGGTTGCGGTGCGGCAGCTTGTTGCACAGGTGCCTGTTGTTGAGGAGTTTCGACGGCTTGTTCGGCGGCAGCCTGTTCTTTTTCTATTTTTAATTTTGCTTCTTCGTATTTAGATTGTTCCAAAGCAAGTTGGCTAATTCTTTGTTGTGCCGCAAACAACGCCTCGGGATCTCCCTCCTCGTGTGCCGTTTTATAAGCCGCCTTCGCCGCTTCTACCTCGCGTTCAATGCTGCCTCCATAAACACCAACGTAAGACTCTTCACGTTCTTTGAGTTGTTTTTCGAGATCTTTGTTTTGTTTTTGAACGTTTTCTGCAAACTCCACTGCCGCTTGTTTTTGCCGTTCTTCTTCTCGGTACTTCGCCGTTAGCTTGCGGATACGACGTTGCACACCTTCGGAGTAACTCTCCAACTCTTCGTCAGATTGTTCCCCTTCTTCTGCACTCGCCTCAACCTCTGGTTCTGACTCTTGCTCCGGCTCTACTTGAGTTTCTGGTTCTGACTCTTGTTGAGGCTCTTCAGTTTCTGCCGCCTCTTCCACAACCTCTTCTTCCAGTTCAATAATCGTTTCTTTCGTTTCTTCCTCTTGCATGGCCTTCTCCCATGTTTAAAAAATAATGTCTTCTGGATCTAGAATGGTTGCAATCACTTCATCATCATTAATGATGCGAACCTCTCCGCCATCCAACTTGAACCTAGACCCGGCGTATCTACCGATACAAACCCAATCCCCTTCTTTGCACCAAGGCTCACATTCCGCCCCAAACTTATCTGGGTCTTTGTAAGCGAGTGGGCCGACTTTAATAACGTAAGCAACAACCGTAGCAACAGACTCCCTGTCCCGAGTTTCGTCAGGAACATAGACACCACCAACTGTTTTCTCGCGTCCCTTGTAAGGCATCACAAGAACACGCCAGCCGGTGGGGTTCGGAACTCTTTCTTTTGCGGATTTGTCTTCTGCTTTTTTCTTAGCTTGTTTTTGCGCGACTACATAGTCAGGAACGATCAACCTCTGCGTCATCGTCAAACCTCTTTAGCAAGGACTGTAACTCCTCCACGGCAAACGAAAGTCCTTGTATTTCGCCAACCACAGCACGGTAGTGTTCCATATCTTTTACGTTGCCACTTGTTACAGCAACAGACAGATCCTCAACCCGTGACTCGAGAGATCTTTTAAACTTGGTGATGAACTCGGGTAGTGTCACTTAATACCCTTGAATCCTACACCTCTTATAGCGGCACCAGTGCCACGAATTGTACCACGGCTAGGACACTTGCCGCCTTTAGCAATACCACCGTCTTTGAAGCCCATACGAGCTACAGCCTTACGGCCTTTTGGCGACTTGGCTAGTTTCTTCAAACCTTTGTTCGGAAGTTTGTCGATAGGTGTTTTGAGCACTTCGCCACCTTCTGCAAACATTCCGCGCAAGTTCTGTTGTCCACCCAACAACATATCTTTTCTGGCATTAGCAAATGGATCATTTCCTGTATCTGTCCTGCCAGGACGCATACCTGTAGGACGACTCATAGTACCAGGACGCATACCTGTAGGACGACCCATAGGACCAGGAGACATTCCTCCTGGAACGCGATCCAACCGACCCAGCATCGCTCCTAAACCCATGCCACTACC